AAACCAGGAGCTGAAAATGGATCCTACTTTAATTGCAATCTTAAAGATCGCTGCGATCATAATTGCGTTTCTGCAATCATGGCCGTTTTGATCCTGAGTTGAACGAATTCTTTTTCGTTCAACTCATAAGATGCTTTTTCTTTAGTCCATTCAAGAATTCCTGTTTAGGAATCGGATGTTTTCAGTAATTTTCTATTACATCTAGATCAAAGAACGAATTGAAAACTCGTTTATGTAAAGATGTATAAATCGTTACTGACAGACTTTTAGGTCTGCTATCGTTCAAATAGTAACTGAACGAGTCTTTTTCCAGCTTCTTTTTCTAAGATTGGACATTATATGCCTGCGATCGATACTTCCCTCGACTTAGATTGGACTGCTTTTTTGGATGTTTTTGATATCGGACCATACCCGAATTATCAGGGTCTGGTCCCTACCAATCACATCTCGTCAAGCAACTATCCAATCGTTGGCGAGTCAGTATTATTCTTTAAAGAATTTCGATCGACGACGCATAGAAATGTCCGCACTGCGGAAACTAAGAACTGGACCTGCCTTGCGCCTCCTAAAGCGAAGAAACTTGCTTTTGAGAGACCTTTATTTCGTACTAATAAGGAGCGAAGAGAATTCTTCCGCGAAAAGCGGGATTATTATCTAGGCCTTCAAGATTTACGAAAAGGCTGGGGAGTTAAACCTGAATCTCGTCCAGCAAGAAAAGGACCTCGTCCGGGGTATCATTTAGAAATGAGACCGGATGGATTCCGTATCAAGCTGGATTCGTTTAAGGTTTTGAGCACTTCTCACATAAAGTCAACTTGGTATCCTGTTGTCAGATCGGTAGTGGTTCCTGATCGAAAGACCAAGATTCGCACCCGATTTAACCCCAAGATGCCGGCTGACTTGAAAGTGAACGATTTGCTTTATGATAAAATTTCTTTTATCGACTCCTCTTACGGTCAGATGGGCCTATTTGTCAGTTCAATCTTGACAAATCCTGCTTTTCAGCATATAGGAAGTGGAGGATTATTTTCACTTCCTTGGCTGACAGAACTGGGTTTTAATCAAAATCCAGTTGCCGATCCCCGTATTTTTGTGGCGTACGAAGCATCTACTATTTTCGACTCTCTAACTAGTGAAATAGATAAGTTGAGTATTATTGCTCAACGACGTCTTTACACTAAATTGAAAGAAGAGAATGTGGACCTAGCCACAGAGCTGTCGCAAGGTTTGCAAACCTCAAAATTGATTTTAGATCTGTCAATTAGAGCTGCAAAGTTGTTGCTCAATCTTAAGAAATTGAGATTCAGTCAAGCCGTGAAAGAATTTCTTCCTTCTTCGAAGAAAGGAATTTCGAACGACTTCCTTGCTTATAGCTATGGTGTCAGGCCCCTTTTGGGCGACATCGCTGGACTTGGAACGACGCTTGCCGAGTATGTTACCAGGCATTCACCGGTCAAAGTCAATGGACATGCAAAAGCAACCTTTTCATCCGAGGTGGAACATAACTCCTACAGGGGTTCTGTTTTATTTTCGGCTGGGAAGGTTATCACTACCTCTGAAGTACGCGTCAAATATGGCGTAGCCTTCCGGGTTAGCGATTCGCTTTTACGTGCTGCTGCTAAGCTGGGTTTTACTAACCCCGCGAACGTCATTTGGGAATTAGTCCCCTTTTCGTTTGTCGTTGATTGGCTTTTACCAATCGGCGATTTTCTTAAGGGTCTAACCTCAACTGACGGGCTTGAAGTTAAAGAGGTTTATAAGACCGTATTTGTTAAACAAAAGGTCTTCTTTTCTTCCTATCTTCAAGATCAATCGAGTAGTAGTGGCACCGACCCTGATTGGTATAAATTCAATCAGGATACTGGAGGTTTAAGATTTGCTTGGATTTCGGAACGCATTTTGGTGAAAAGGGAAGTAATTCCCAAATTACCACAATTGCCTCTTCCGTCAATCAAGCTTCCTTTTTCTACCTTCCATGTTGGTGTTCTTACTGCTCTTCTCACTCAACGAGTCTGAAAGGAGTAAATCCTTATGTCAGCTTTTGCTGATCTTGTGATAAAGGACGATCTAGCAGGAACTGATCGTACTTTCGTCCCCGCTATCATCGATTCGAACGGTGTTGCCCATTACTATGAGGTTGCGGACGTCTTTGACGCTCGCCGCCACGTAAGTGTTGGGCTTCGCCTGCCGAATGCTGGTAGTAAAGTGGTCAGAGTCCAATATAAAGTTGTGATTCCGGTCATGAACAGTGATATTCCCGCCCAAAAGGATGGGGAGGTCATTGCGAATTGCGAATTCGTGATTCCAAAAATCGCGAGTGCTGCAAATCGTACCAACATTCAATACTTCATGCATCATCTTTTGAAGCATGCGGTAGCCAATGATGGTGTTCAATCGCTGAATGGCGTCTATTAGTTAGTTATCTGATTCGATAACTGCTAAGAAACCGCTTTTAAGCGTTTCTCTAACCTATAGATTGGAGATTTCCAAATGTCACAAGACTTGGACCAGACTACTTTTAAGTTAGTCGAGACTTACTTCTCATCACTCGATTGTCCTAGGAGTTTAACTACTTACTTATTATTCACTAATAATGAATATGAGCAGTTAGTTAATCTAGACTGTAATCCAAAAGATTACGGTTGTACCGAAGATTTTCGATTAGCATACCTGGCTACTAAATTTCTTTCAAAAAATCGCTTCTTATCGACTAAAATCGATAAAGAAGCTGAGGCTTTGAAGAAATTTCAGGAGTCGGAATATGCCTGCAAAGAAATTAACAAGAGAGGTTTCCATTGGAAGGTAATAAAAGACCTATCCAATGAATGGTTGCATAATGCAATCATTCAGAAAATATGGCACACTCTTGGTGATTTTGATGGTGATGAATTGTTCGATCTCTCAAACTGGGGGCCTGGTGTCAGCCTTGACGTAAAAGGGGCTGATACCTCACCAACCAACAAGTTCCGTAAAGATTTCGGGACAACGCGTCCATTTGATGACTTTATTAGCCAGTTTTACGCTCTGGCATACCCAACGTGGGACCTTTCAAATCGAAAGTTTCACGTTGGAAATAGAGTCATTACCGTGCCTAAGAATTCGAAAGTGGATCGTACCATCGCCATTGAACCAGGATTAAACCTCTGGTTTCAAAAAGGTGTTGGTCAAATGATTCGCAGACGTTTGCTTAGGCGTAATCTTGATCTAAACTCGCAGGATAGAAATCAACGCCTTTCTAGGCTCGGTAGCAAGTTTAATCACCTTGCTACTGTTGATTTTTCCTCTGCTTCAGATACTATTAGCATCGCTACTGTTGAGGCATTACTGCCTCCACAGTGGTTCTGCATAATGGATTTGATGAGATCAAGATACGGCCTTGTCAAAGGTATTCAATTCAGGTACGAAAAGTTTTCCTCTATGGGAAACGGTTTTTCATTCGAGCTTGAATCACTTATATTCTGGTCGATTGCAGTGTCGGTATGCGAATACCTTCACATCAGTTCGAAGAATGTAAGCGTTTACGGAGATGATGTAATTATCCCCGTAGAAGCCTTTGATCTGTACGTTCGTACTTGTGCATTCTACGGATTTACGGTGAATGTCCAAAAGAGTTTCTCTGATGGAAATTTTCGTGAATCTTGTGGGGCGCATTGGTACTTAGGTATGGACTGTAAGCCCTACTTCTTAAAGGAGTTGGTCAAATCAGAAGCTGTGATTTACCGTGTAGCTAACGGGATTCGACGTATTAGCCATAACTCAGAAATGAGATATTGCGATATTCGTTTTTATCCTGTTTGGCGATTCCTTTGTCGACAAGTGCGAAAGCCTTTGTTTACAAGTAATGGATACGGTGATGGAGGCTTTATCGAAAATTTCGATATCGCTAAACCTCAACGCTGTAAGTTTGGTATCGAAGGATATCTCACTTTAGCGCTTATCACTATACCCTTAGGGTATACTTCAGACGACCATCCAATCTTGCTTGCAAGGTTGAAAGGGCGCAGCTCAGAGATGAGTATGGGTAACCTAACTTATCTCAGAGGTCGAGTGAAGAGCTATCGAAAGAGGCTCTTCGTTCCACGGTGGTATAATTTGGGTGACTGGATTTAAATTCAGCCCTTCATTATATCGTTGGCCTATGGCTTGGGTCTCATCGCCCTAAAAAGCGATGGGGTGAAGAAAGAGGTAGCTCCCGGCCTTTAAATGCCGGAAATCTACTAAATTTTACAGTTGTTTGAAAACCAAAGAAGCTACGCTTCATTAATTTTCTTTTCAACTATAAAAATCTTTTCTTCTTCAAATACTCTTTGCGCC